CTTCCGTGGCGGAAACGACAGGGGACGAAGGCCCAGAGAGGTCCCCGAGTCCCGCTACGGTGATGAAGTGGTGTTCTAGGGACTGGAGGCACAGCGATGCGGCGGCAACGTTGAATCCATTCGGGGAAACAAACTGAGGGAGCCACGGTGCCGAATCAGGGCCTGGATGCCGCTCTGCGGGGCCGTTTCCGAGTTGGGTAATCGACTTGAAGCTAACGGGGTAGATGAACGGACCGTTAACGGCGAGTCGAACATAGTCGATGACCTGGCCAATCGTGGTGTTTGTTTCTTCTTGTAGGGACCTAAGAAGCGCAACGTCCCCGAAGCCGTAGAGGTTTCCTGGCACCCGATAGTGATGGTAGGCGGCACCGGGGAATACTTCCTCGATCTCGTAGGGGTTTTCCCCGTCATAGATGAGGGTCTTCCCTGAGATAACGATGAGGCGCCCGTAGGGGTAGGCTCGTTTGATTACCTTGCTCATCTCTACTTGTTCGGGAATGTTAACTTCCTGTACATCTCCGCCGCAGATCGAGCAGGGCTCGTCCGGGTTGCCCTCTTCAAACGTATAACCGCAGGAGACGCACTTAAGCCCCTTCGTGGCTTCCTTGATAACGTTCTTTTGTAGCTCCTCGATTATCGAGTCCGGGTCTTTGATCCAAACGAAGGCACAGCGGGCTTTCCGTTCCTTGATTCCTTCGTGGGTGTTCGTGTATTCCCCGGCCGATCCGTAGATCAGATTGTCATCGTTGTTTTGGCTTTTGACGGTCGTTCCGGTGGTTCCTGAGCCTTGGGTGTCAGGTTCTACCTTGTCGGCCTTCGAGCCCCACATGCGTCTGATTTCGGACATCTTGAGGAGCGGATACCAAATCCAGACGTTAGCGGTCTCGAAGCAATCGGAGTCGCAGAAGACCTCTCCGGGGTTAAGCGCCGAGAGCGAAAGGGCCATCTCCCCGGTCAAAGCATCGGGTTTGGCGCTCCACATGGCGACACCGAGCCCGGTAGCCGATCCCCACTGGTAGCAGTCCTTCTTCACTCGGTCGAAGGAGACCCGCTTCATTTCGTCTTCGATGACCGACTTGATTTCGAGCCTTTGGAGTTCGGTAGTGCCTTCTCCTACGGGCTCGATGGTGACTTGGGCGGGAGCACCTGTAATGAGGGCGGTTTTCGTATCGACGACGGCGTAGAGGTCGTTAACGACGCCACGGAAGGACCAGCCGCCGAGCATTCGTGCGGCCTGGGTGATAGCTGCGTTCCAGTGTCCCTTCCCTAAAAGGAAGTCCCAGTACTCTCTGAACTTCGATGTGAAGGGTTCGGCCTGTCCTTTGAGGCTACGGCAGAGGGCGTCGGCGTACTTCCAGCCCGGCTGGTCTATATCTTTAGCTTCTGGGACCGGTTCTTGCTGGGTTGGTGTTGGCGGATAGTCCATGGCGGGAATAGTGATCCACTTTGGCACACTGTCAAGTTATTTATGGGATTAGGACACCGGACCCCTGTCTGACCTGCCATCTAGCGGCTAGTTTGGCGAAGTCTGGCCATTCGATGATGGGTTCTTCGTAGTGGATGGCGAGGGCACCGGCGGCGGCCATGGCCAAGTCATCGTGGAAGCCGTCAGCGTGCTCGATTTTGGTACGATCTCCGACTCTTTTGACCACCATGTGCCCCATTTCTTCCAGAAGGTCTTTGGTGGGGGTCCATCGGTCTTCTTCCAGGGCTCGTTTGAGGGAGTCCATCATTCGGCCCCTGGATTGGTCGTTTGTGGCCCAGCCGAGCTTGTCTGAGTAGGTCGCGGAGGCTTTGGAGTAGTTTTTCTGCAGGTAGAGGTTGTCGTAGGAGTCTCTTACGGCACCAACAGCGGCTCCTCCGGATTCCCCGTTGTTTTCAACGGCGAGGGTGGCGGAGTTGTAGTATTTGGAGGCTGGGATGGCGATCCTTTGGGCGAATTGGTCGGGTCGGATGTCGTTCGCTCTGGCATGCAGCACCACCGTGAGGTCGGCTCTGTCGAAAACCACGATGGAGGAGTTGTCGTGTCCCTTACCCAGGCCGCTGGCGGGGTCCCAGAAGGCGATATAGGAGTGTGCCGACTCCCTTTCCCGGAACATCTTGATCGGGCCACTTTGCACCTCTTTGAACCTAGTTTGGGTGATGACTCCGGGGAAGAACTCGACGTATTTGGGCTCTGTGACCCGCTCCATGGCCTTCAGGAGGTACTTGTAGGAGAAGGCGGGGCGGGTCATGAAGGGGGTCCACTTGCCTTCGAGGCGTGCCGCTCGTTCCAGGGGGTCTGTTTCACGCTCTTTAGCGGCCGCGATCTCGGGAAGAATGAACCCCCCAACGTCTGTAGTGCAGTCTTTTAGCTCAAAGCGCAGGCAGAAGGTGTCTTCGATGAAGTCTTCATGCATGGTTTCGCCTGGTTCCCGCCAGAGCTTCCGGCGCATCCAGTCGATCCCGGTGTCCATCTTAGGTGTCAGTGTAAACAGCATTTTCAGAGGTTGATCGGGGAGCCCTCTGGCCTGTAGCTCTCCAAAGTTCTCCAAGCCACGATCCCCACCCATGGCTTCGTCAACCCAAATAGCGGTGCAGCGCTCCCCCAGGAGGCTCGATTCGCCCTCTTTTTGGCTCTTGATGTGGATTTCTGAGTTGTAGGGGGGCCCGATGGCGATGATGTGGTCTTGCTTGTAGTATTTCCAGTTTCGGGAGCCGTCCGCATTCCTTGGGAGCATTTCAGCGATCTTTCGGAACATGACACGGCCAGCGGACTTGTACTCAACACAGACGCCCCAGCAGACGTTTGGGGTCGGCCACTTTTCGTTGCGGATGGGGTTGAAGCCGCAGGAGTAGGAGACTAGGTCAGCGGCCCCGGCGGTAGTTTTCCCCCCACCGTTAGGACCCGCTAGGACCCTGTAGTTGGAAGTGGACTCATGCCAGGGGAGGATGGCGGGGACTGCCGTGATGGGGTAGCTAAGCCAGGGGGATTCCTTAGAAAGACGGTCGTATTCTTCGAGGAGTGCTTGATCCTCAGCCTGTAGAGTCGTCGGGCTCTGGTTCACTGGCCGTCTCTGGGTGTTTATCCCAATGGTTCTGGACGTCTACGTGGATGCCCTTGTTGTTTTTCATCCAACTTTCCCACTCGGGCTTCATCATCAAGGCCTTGGCTACCCTGCTATTTACCATCCAAACCTTAGACACGCGCCTATATCCAGCCAAGAGAGCGAACTGCATACTCTGTTTCTCTGTAAGCCTCTCTCTGATCCAGGCCTGAACCCATCCACGAGTGGGTACATCTTCCCACCTGAACTTCTTCTCCACCACATCTGATGCCTTCACAATGCTCCATTTCACGGCACTTCCTCCTCATTCACCTTCTCAGGAGTGACCACCTCCGCTAGTGCGACGTTCCTATGGAATCCCTGCCTGGATCGCTTCCGAAAGGCCTCGATGAACTGGACAGCGGACTCGTTGTCGCCACCGTTTCTCCGGTCGATGGTGGTATTGATCTCGACCTTGGCCCCACCTCCACCGACTTCAAGAACCTTCCCTGTTTGGAGGAGGGTTTTGAAGGCGGCGGGGTCTCTCTTCGCAACCTCCACCTGATGTGTGAGGGCCTCGGCGGCTCCGTAGACGGCCCGAGCCTTGATCCGCTCCTTAACCACGTCCATCATGGTTTTGTTCATCATGACACGAAGGATGAACTTGGAGGTGCAGCCGATACGGTGGGCAAGGCGCATCTTCTGGCCTGGAGTGTTGAGTTTCCCTTCGGCGAGCTTGGCCGCGATGTGCTCGAGGCGCCATGCCTCGTCCTTCTGGAACTCGGAGGTGTACTCCTTCAAGTCCTGGCCGGGAACCCACCAGCTAGAGATAGCTAGGGGCATGAGGATGTCCCGAGCGGAGCGGCGCTTGGCCAGGGCTGCCCTCTTATACTTATCGAGGGTTGTTTGGGTGTTCGGCATGGCTCATTGGAGGGTAACGATGCGTCTTTCGGCTACCTTCTTGGCCTCTTGTTTGGCCTGAGCCAAGACTTCCTCGGTGAGTCCGTGTTCGTGCGCATCTAAGCCCAGGGCCAACATGCGAAGTACGTGGTTAACAGCGTCCACTGGGCCAGACACATTCACCTTTTGTTTCACCCCGCCATCGGTGGTCAGGATCACATACCGCCTGTAGGGTTTCCTCTTCATTCCTCGTAGTCCCCATTCTCAAGACCTGCTTCCTTCAATATCTCAAGCCGCCTCTCCCTCACCATCTCCTCCGCAGCCAAGACCGCTGAGGGGTCTGACGGGGGTAGCGGCCCACCCTCTCTCGACAGATACCCCTCCAAACGGCCTACCGCAGCCCCAAGGGCCACGATCCCCTCCAGTATCCTCCCTATCCTGTCCTCATCATCCTTCCTCACAGAATCCACTCTCTTCCATCATTCCCAACTCAGTCAACAACAAATCCACCGACAACAACTTTAGGAATTGACAGTCGCCCCACTTTGCCCTTAAAAACTCCTTAGCCCTCTGAGCCGTAGCCAACAGGTGAGGCGAAAGAGGGACGCACAGGGCGCAGGGCCCCTGAGCGCCGATGATCCTTCGTCTGGGTGTGGAGCGGGGTTTCGGGGAGCGGTTGGGCCTAGGTTACCGGCTGCCACGATCCGAGACTCCTCTCCTTCATCGTACTCCTACGATATTGCCAATACGGAGCCTAAGGTGTTTTCAGGGTGGCCGACTTCATTTTCTCAGTGGCACGGTATATGCCTAGGGGGGTACTTCTCTTTTTTTCGTTTGCAATTGTAGAAGGCGGAGTTGGAAAGTGACTCAGTGTATCAAGCACGAGTGGCCTTGGATGTTCGGATGCGCAGCGAAAGCTCTCCAGTGGAGAGATTGAGCCCCACTTGAGGCCTCGAATGAGCCCTAGAATGGAAGACATTCCCCACTCACAAGTCGTGCCAATTAACAACTTAAAGAGCGCTGTAAAGACGCGTAAGCGTGGTAGTGGTGTAGAGCGTAGGCCATCACAGTTTAGGACTTGGAGAGAGGGATATCATCATGCGAAGTTTGGCATTGATGAGTGGCGGATATGGTGTGAGAGTGCTGAGGCTTTGGGGTTGAGTGTGTCAGAGTTGACACGGCTTATAGGACGTCAGTTACCGAAGTTGATACCGCATTTGGAGTTGGTCCCGCCTGAGAAGAAAGAGCTAAAGAAACCGTAGTTCCCGCCGATATTACCCTTGACAGCGCAGTGAGTATGAGATATATTATCTGGTGTAGGTTGAGGTGAGTTGGAGTGCCGTATCGGACCGCTACGAACGGAGGTTGTATGAAGCGAATCTGCGGGTTCTTCCTCAAGCTGTCGTTGGCCTTCCTTGCTGTTCTGGTGTTGTCTGTGGAAGTAGGCCCCAAATGACCCCAACAGCGGAGCAGCTACTGCGCAATGCCATCTCCACGGAGACGGTGAGTCTATCTGATATGTGGGCTAGTGTCACCGTAGCGGCACGAGAACTGGCGGGCGCGATCCAGGCAGAGGACTACAAAGAGATTGAAAGGCACGCTCTCTATATCGCGGATATTACATCTTTCCTCAAGGGGAGGGCTGTAGCGTGAGTGAACTTGGTCTAAGGGCACTGGCTTTGGCTGGGAGTTTACTGTGCGCAAGCCTATCGGTGGCTCTGGCTTGTGCTGCCTACAGTCTAATGGGAACCGTATTCACCGGGAGCCTCAAATGACCGCCCGAAAGATCATCACTGAGTACATCCACCCCCCGATCCCGGCACGCCAGTTCGATTGGATGGCCTGGTATGACGGGGACGATGAGGAAGGCTTGAGGCAGTACGGGGCCACGGAAGCAGAGGCCCGCCAGAACCTCATTAGAGCCGCCCTGGACAATCTTCCCAAGGAGCGGGTAGCTGCGGTGGCCCAGGAGCAGATCAGGGCTCTCAAGGCCGATAGGGCCCGTTGGGTGGAGC